GCCTTAATTCGTCGGTAGGATATGCTACACTAGTAAATCCTAATGAGTTATCTTTAAGTTTACAAACAATTACTTTCATACCATCTACAACATTAACAGAGTGTTTGTCACCATAGGCTCTTTTTAAAGTATTCCAATTAATGCTAGCTCTAACGTGCCCGGGCATATCGACTTTTCCTTCTTTCTGTTCTCTTGCTTGATAATCAGTAATATTGTTTGCTCTTTTAGGGCTACCTTTTTCCCAGCCCGGACGAGATTTAAATTCAGATCGAAACTCTGAAATTCTTTCTAAGATTTCTTTTTCTCCTGCACCATTAAGTACTTTATTTAGAATTTCACTTAGAAACTCTTGCATAAATTCAGGAGTATCACTACGTTTGAGATCTAATCCCATGGCTTTAATCTTGCCCGGTTTACCATTAACATCCTGTCTCTTACCGTCTTTATCGTAATAAAGTACAGCATATCGTTTCTTAGTAATGAAAAGACCTTTAATAGCAACAATTTCTCTACCTGCTTTAATAACTTCTCCTCGTTTTTTAGGGCAATGAAAGTCATCTAACATGAATTGCGGAAAGGTACTGTTAACTTCTTCAGCTACTGTATTATACAATTGAATAACTGTATCCTTATCCCACGGTATGTTTCCCTTATTAATATCATTTTTTAATGTACTATAAGCACTAAAATACGCCGAATCAGTATCCCCGTAAATAATAGCCTTACCTACATGATTGTATTCACCAGTAATAATTTCATTAATCTTAGATGCCATATGTCTAGCAATTCTTCGACCAGTTAGCGTAGTTGATTGACCGATACGATTATCGAAAAATCTACAACCAGCATTAAGAATTGCGCCGTATAAACTATTTAGGTTAATCTTTTTAACCAATTGTCTTTTATCCCAATATTCTTCTTCGATTTTATTACCAGCATCGATTGCTTCTTTTAATTTTTTCTGTAATTCTTTACGTTCTTTATACCAACGTGCTAGCAAACCTGGAATAATTCCTTCTTTTTCATATGTAAAGATAGTTCCATTTGCACTGAGTATCCATGGATTATTATTTTCATAGATTAGTTCATAAATTTCTGCCCCTGATAAGGTATCACTGCGTCCATCTTCCCAATCGATAATAATTTCTTTAGCTTTGTCACGAGACATAACAAGTTCGAATTCGTTACTGGCAAATTTTCCTTCCCATGCTAATGCAAATTTACCACCATTTTTGGCCATTTTGGCTTCAATTTCATCTTTAGTATAGTCTTGACGCAATTGTCCGATGATAGTTTCTGGTCCCATATTTAGAGCACGAATAACAGATGGATATAGACTATTAATATCCATAGAGCCGATCCAATCATGTAACCCTTTCTTAGGATATGCTACATATGCACCTGCTGCTTTTCCATCGATATCATCTTCATCTTCGGAATCATATTCTTCTACTTTGGCAGTTTTGTTTCTGCTAGGAACAATCATACCGAGATGATGCGCTTCATTAATAATAGCCTGTTCAGTGACTGCAACAGCTCCCATTGTAGTCTGCAGCAATACCGTATTTTCATGTGCAATAGTATTTGCAAGATCAAGAAACTTTAGTTTCTTATCAAGTTTTTCTAAAATTGCACAGTCTTGTCTATTATATTCGATAAAAGTTTTAAAATCATTATTGTATAATTGATCAAGTGTGCCTTCATATTGCGTCTTACGTTCGCCTAATTCATCTTCCGCAACAGAATCAAGCTTCCAACTATGTCGTTCTTCGTATGTATATTTTCTATATAATGATAAACTATCTAGATGCACTCGACCTACAATGTCGTAAGTTATAGAAGTTTTTCCGAATTTTTCATATTCTCTTCTTTTTGGCAGTTGATTCCATAAGCAGAACCGTTTAGCATCTTCTTTTCCTAGAGTTTTGATTACTCGATTAACTGTATATGGAATATCGAACCCTTCTGAATTCCAACCAGTTAAAACATCTGCATCATCGATTAGACTTAGAAAAGTATCAAGTAGTTCATGTTCTGTTTCAAACAAAATTGTATTAGGAAAATCCTTAACTTGTTCTTGAGCTTGTTCTAATGTCAAAGTCTTAGGCGGGATTGCTAGGCAGACCAACGTATCTAACCATTGCAAATGCACAGCGATTGCTGTAATAGGCATAAATGCATCGTCTGGCGTTGCATAACCTCTTTCAGGATCAAAATCGACCTCAATATCGAAGAAAGCAACATTTAACTTAGGAGGATCTTTATTAAGATAATTTTCTTCTAAGCATCTAAAAATAGGATTGATATCACTTTCAAAAAGCTTATGTCCACTGTGGATCCTTTGCTCTTTTGTGTGTTCTTTCCAACTTTTAGATGTTACTTTACTTAGAGGAGTACCATAGATACTGGTATATTTGCCTCGGGAATCTGGATAATAAAATATATATCTTGCAGGATATTGCTGATATATTCTTCCCTTTACTGGATCTCGCTCGACGACATGCACAATATCGTTTTCGCGATCCCACATAGAATCGACGTAACTCATAATTTTTCTCCTTGTGATTTATGGCTCACAAACCTTCTCGAAGCCATTTTTGGCTGGCCAGACCTTATTCTAATAATATTTAGTTACGCTTCTTCATCGTCTTTTCGTATTGCATGCCCGGTAATTGTAAGAATTGTTTCGACAGTATCAAATTTCTTCCAAACTTGGTCCCAATTGCCTTTTGATGCTACGTTAATGGCCTGTTTAATTTCACCGACTGAAATGTCAAGTTCTTCTGCAACTGCTTTAATAGTATCATTGAGACCTTCGGTTAAGACTTCAATTTCTTGTTTAACAGTTACCCCTTCGGATACAATCTGTTTAAGTTTGTTCTTTTCCGGCTCTCCAAAAACTTTACTCATATTTGTTATTCTCCTTGTGGAGATAATATACATGATTTAAAGTTGTAAGTCAACAACTATCGTAGTTTATAAATAGCCCTACTTAAAGATTCAAGTAATTTAGCTTCGTAACTATTTCTTTTTACAATAAATCTTTTATTTTCGGCCATCATATGGCCTTCTTCTCCGGTCTCGGAATCTAATGCCATTTCTTTTTCGCTAATAATATAATCCATAACACTGACTAACATACCTTTAGCTTGACTCATTTTATCTTCAACCCATTCAGGCAGATTTTCATCATCATCTAATGCATGTTCTAGATGAGTTAATACTCGAAGCATAGTATGAATTTGATTTTTTACATACGACCCTTCCATATCATATTCATCTTCGGAACCACGATCCATTGGGTGAATTGATCTTAAACGAGTATCTTCAATATCTTCTTTTACTCGATTAAATGGGGTTACTTTCATTTTATTTTGTAATGCCTTTGCTTTTTTTATATGATGATCAGCACGATTAGCATGGTTCCTCACATCATCGCCGTGCAAAGATAACATACCATCTTTGGTATGATTTAAAGCTTTTAATTTACGAAGCTTTATTAATTTTTCCGGAGTCATACTAACCTCGTTAAACTTTTCTTTCTTATGTTTGGTTTCTCCACGCTTCAAAGATTTTTTTCGATCTTTGTGAGGACCCGAACCTGATGTGGTTGATTTTGCATGTTTTGCTACTGGATTTTTCTTTTTCATAATCTTATCTCTTTATCGGTTGTCCAAAAATACTACCTTTCATATCCAAACCATTTTTTGCAGTACCGTTTGCAGTTTTAGGTTGTTTTACTTTAGGTTGTGGAGGTGCTTTAGTTCCGCTATGCCCTGGGGTACCTGTATAAGATTTTTTGCCTCTTGCTGGTCCTGGACTTAATGCAGGATTCATTCCTAATGAAGCAACATTTCCGGAACTAGTTGCACCGGCAGTTGCAGATTCTTCTACTGCTTTATCAGATAGATGCTTTCTTTTAATTTTTTTAACTGCATTGGTAAATTTTTCATCAAGATCATCTACAGTTTCGAACTGCGATTGATGAGGTAAACTAACGTAATTAGCGACGCCTGATCCTTTTTTATTAGCTTCCGGCGTTCCCATGCCTGGATCACCTGTTTGCATTACACCTTCTTTGACTTTTTTCTTTTTATTATTCCAGGCAGACACAGGACTCACAGTATTGATCGAATCTAATTCTTTACTACCGGCGGTAGTAATATCGTTACCTTTTGCTCCCATAAATTTTTCTGTAGCCTTAATAATATCAGCATCGGCATCTGAGTAAGCAACAGTTACTAATTTCTGACCGGTTGGCCCTTCTTTATCCATGTCAAAATCAGGAGATCCTGC